TAAAGATTTAGCAAAACTTATCAAAGAAAAAGGATTGTCAAGCAACATTCAAGGAAAGCAATTCGTTAATGTTGAAGGATGGCAATTCGCTGGAGCTTCATTAGGGTTAATGCCGATTATCACAGAAACTACGGACTTAACTCGAAGAGGCACAGAACCTGGTCAAGTAGAAATAAAGTACATGGCCAAGTGCGAAGTACGAAACATTAATACTGGTCAGTTAGTAGCTACTGGAGTAGCAATATGTAGCAACTTTGAGCAAAGCAAAAAAAGGTTTGACGAGTACGCTATCCTATCAATGGCACAGACACGTGCAATAGGTAAGGCGTATCGTAACCTACTTGCATGGTTAATGAAAGCTGCAGGATTTGAGGCTACACCAGCAGAAGAGATGGACTTTGCGACAGTGCAAACTGGTGCTAGTGTAAATGAGGCACCTAAAAAACCTGCTCAAACAGTTCAAGAGGTAGTAGCAGAAATAGTAGAAGAAGAAATAGATATTGATGCCATTAAAGCTGACATAGCAAATTGTACTAAAGTGAAACAATTAACTGATTTATACTTTGGGTATAAGCAAGTGTTTGACTCTAACGAACAGTTGAAGAAACTATTATCAATGAAAAAAGAAAACTTAACCAAAAAATAAATATTATGAGTTTTGAATTATTACCTAAAGTAGAACTTAGTTCTATCGAACCATCCAAGTTTAGCGTTGAATTGCTTAAACAAACTATTGTACAGCATTTTAGAGAGACTGGAGACAATCCACTTGAGATGCTTGTTAAGGCAGAGGCACTTATTCAGCTTTTAGATGGCATTAGAGCCGATTTAAAGGAAGATGTTATAACAATTCTATCTACCCATCCACAAGGCAAGGCTGAGGTCCTAGGAGCCGAAGTGAGTAAGTTTGAATCTGGCGTAAAGTATGCTTACGATGGTGACTATTCTTGGTTAAAGATGAACCAGGAATTAGAAGCTATTAAGTACAAGCAAAAGGAAAGAGAATCATTGCTAAAAACTATTAAAGAGCCATTAGTAGACCCAGAAACTGGTGAGATGATTTATCCAGCTCCTAAATATTCGACAACAACATTTAAAATATCATTAAAGAAATAACATGAAAAAGTTTTTACTATTATTTTTATTGTTTGGTTGCAATAATCCAAATAAGGAATTTACAATATTGCACTATAAGTATGTTAATACTTTTACTGAAAGCACTCTTTATGATGACAAGCCTACAACAACAAACTACCAATGTGTATTTGTTGGTATTAATGGCGTTTCTTATGAAGTAGATACACTTACATTTCCAAAATTTAAGGAGGGAGATACAATTTACATTGATGATTTAATTAAAAATAAATAACATGAACCAACCAACAATGAACAATGAGCAGTTTGCTTTATGGGTATCTTTAAGTTCTGGCATTGATAGTAATTTGTTTAATAGAGCAGATGAAATCTTAAAGTGGCTTAACAAAGACATCAAAAAACCTATTGTACCTATTACACCTAAAGGAAAATAATATGAAAACTACCTTAATATTTATCTACGAATTAACATTTTTTACATTAATTTCAGTGCCGTTAGCTGTAACGTTATACATTACACTACAATTTTTTTACGAAATAAAACGAATTATTGATGGGATTAGATTTAGAGCCGAGAGGATTCGAAAACTCAATTAAAATTAGAATGATTTACCTGGACACCAAACAAGAAACTACATTCATATCTATTGCAGCAGCCAATAGAAAAACAAACATTAACACTAAAAGTATTCGTGACGCATTAAATCCAATGAACAAAAGAAGGTTTGAGTTTAATGGCAGAACAATAGTTTTTAGGGTACAAAAATAACCTTATGTCACAGTTCTACACAACAATAATTCATCCAGTACGGAAGGAATTTAAACTATCGTGCAATGAATACTGCGTATTAGATACGATTATGCGTATGCAGAATAACGAGTCTCATTGGTGCTACATGAGCAAAGAAACAATGGCTAAGGATTTAGACTTATCTAAGCAATCAGTAATTAACATAATTAATTCATTGATAGTTAAAGAGTTAGTCTATAAAAGTCCAGCTACTAAACACTTACGAGTAACGTCAGTATTTTTAGATTATTTAAACGACTATAAAAAGTTTACCGATGGTAAAGATTCTTTACAAATAGAGTCAAAAAAGTTTACCGAAACTGGTACAAAAAGTTTACCTAACATTAATACTAACAATAAGAATACATTTCTTAGGCCTACGGCTGACCAAGTAAATGAATATTCTAAGGAAATTGGATTTACTTTAGATGGTTCACAATTTATAGACCACTACGAAGCAAGAGGATGGTTAATAGGTAAAAATCCTATGAAGGATTGGAAGGCTGCAGTAAGAACTTGGAAGAGAAACAGTAGTACTTTTACTACCATTTCATCACAAACAACTAAAATATCATTGAAGTAATGGAAGTAATAAACCTACCAAACAGCAAGGAGTTAGAAAAAAGCATACTTGGTGCTATTTTATTGGATAAAAGAACATTACCATTAGTTGTTGGACATCTAAAAACAGAGATATTCTACGATTTAGGACACCAAAAAATCTTTGCTGCAGTTAAAAAGATGTACGATGACAATATATCAGTTGACTTAAACACAGTTGCACAGAAATTAACTGGTGATGAGGCGTTCAAGGAACTTGGTGGAGCTTTTTATCTATCAAAATTAACTGATAATATTACTGGTGCTGGTCACATTAATAGCCATATTGAGATGGTAATAGAACTGTACAAGAAACGTGAGGCCTTCTTATTATTCAAACAGACCGAATATGAGTGTTTAGATAACGATAGTCAATCTATAGATTTACTTTCTACCGTAAATAGTAAACTTATAGCTTTACAAGAGTATGGTAATATCCATGAAAAAACCATTGATGACGTGATTATGTCGTTAAACTACTCACGTGATAAGGCACAAAATGGAGATTTATTAGGTTATAACACTGGTTTTGAGGAGATAAATAACACATTAGCAGGATGGTGCAGACCAGACTTTGTGGTCATAGCTGCTAGACCAGGAATGGGTAAGACAGCTTTCATGCTTTCTACTATCTACCATCTAACTATTGTAAATAAGGTTCCTACGGCCATTTTTAGCCTCGAAATGAGCTCCGAACAGTTAGTTGAAAGGTTAGAGTCAATAACGAGTATGATACCGTTAAAACGCCTTAGAATGAACAATATGAATGAGGCAGAAAGAAATATACTACTTAAAACTGATGATAAAATATTACTATCCCCTCTACATATAGAAGATATGGGCGGTATAAGTATTTCACAACTTAGAGCAAAGGCAACCATTATGAAGCAGAAGTATGGCATTAAAGTAATCTTTATTGACTATCTACAGCTTATGAGTGGACAAGGAAAATCAAACCAAAACCGAGAGCAGGAAGTAAGTTTAATAAGCAGAAGCCTTAAATCTTTAGCCAAAGAGTTGCAAGTACCGATTATCGCCCTATCTCAATTATCTCGCAGAGTAGAAGAACGAGCTGATAAGATGCCTCAGCTTTCCGACCTTAGAGAATCTGGTTCTATCGAGCAAGATGCGGATGCAGTTATTATGCTAATGAGGCCTAATTACTATGAGATGACTAATCCTATAGAAATTGGTGGAACAGAATATGCCACTAATGACTTGGTTATCTGTAAGGTAGAGAAGAATAGACATGGCACAACCAAAAATATACCATTGAGATTTTTGCCAGAGACAATGACATTTGTAGACTATAAATTATAAATTATGAAAACAGCAATTGATTGGTTAATTGAACAAATGCCTTATGAGTTTAGGGCAAATCATACTCAAGAACTATTTAAACAAGCTAAAGAATTAGAAAAAGAGCAGATAATAGATGCTTATGAAAATGGAGTTGGTGATGAAAATGAAAGAAATTTAAGTGGTAAATTTACTAACGCAGAAGAATACTACAATCAAACCTATAACCAAAAGCAACACATTATTGACATTATGAAAGCAGATGAAGATGATGGATTATATAACCAAAAC